AAAAGAGTTCGACGCTATCATAAAACCATTAGACTCCTCCCGTATCATCTTTCTTGGTACTCCTCAGTGTGAGGACAGTATATACAACAAACTGCGAGAGAGGGGCTACAAGAGCCGTATATGGTCTTCAGAGTATCCAGATGATAGAGAAGCCATAAACAACTACGGAGGCGATCTAGCACCCCTTATAGCGGATAACATAACACCTGAGACAGTCGGTACCTCTACAGAACCTCTACGGTTCACTGACTTAGACCTGGAAGAAAGAAAGATGTCGTACGGTCGGACCGGGTACGCTTTACAGTTCATGCTTAATCCTAAGCTATCTGACGCTGATAGATACCCTCTTAAGATTAACGATCTGGTGGTGATGGATGTAGATGTGGATGTAGCTCCTGAAAAGATCGTGTGGTCCAGTGACCCTGATAACTGTGATAGAGAGTTACCTAATGTAGGACTGGCTGGTGATAGATACAGAAGACCTGCTAACACTGTTGGGGATATGATACCGTACACAGGCTCGGTGCTATCTATTGACCCGTCTGGTCGTGGTAAGGATGAAACAGGGTACGCTGTAGTAAAGATGTTAAACGGTCAGCTGTTTGTACCGGATGCTGGAGGGATAAGAGGCGGGTACGACACTAAGACCTTACAGCAACTCGTAGCTATCGCTAAGGATAACAAAGTTAACAAAGTGGTGATAGAGTCTAACTTTGGTGACGGTATGTTTATGGAGCTGATAAAGCCTCTGTTTAGAACAACTTATCCTGTAACTATAGAAGAAGTCAGACATAACAAACAGAAGGAGCTACGGATTGTTGATACTCTAGAACCTGTGTTAAACTCTCATAGACTTATCGTTGACCCTACTGTTATAAATAACGATTACAGGTCAGCTTTAAGCTATCCTATTGAACAACAAACCAGGTACATGCTGATGTATCAGTTATCTAGGATAACAAGAGATAGGGGTAGCTTAGTACATGATGACCGTCTTGATGCTTTATCAATAGCTGTTGGTTATTGGGTGCAGCAGATGGCTGCTGATGTTAACCAATCTATGATTGATAGACAACAAGAACTGCTTCAAGAAGAGTTAACAAAGTTTACTGATAGCTTTCATAAAAGAAATAACAAAACTGTAGCTAACCTCTGGATGTGAGTCGCTACTGCTCCTCACCTTTTACAATATCTATTTAGTATTCTTAGATTGTATATATAGTGCTGTTGTAGTTAGTTTAAATACAGTTATATATCTGTTATAGTTTACCTTGCAAATCTGAAGTTAGACTTTTAATTTACATGGTTTATTTATAAACACAATTATCCTTAAAAGCTTCTCTATAGTACATGTATTAGTCTTCACCTAAAAGTTAGTTCCGAAAGAACGGATGTATGAGGAACTACAATAGAGCTGTACTAATCTGATGTTAACTGAAGTGATCTACTAAATAACCCTTGTTAAAGGGAGGTGCTGTAGCAGTAATCAGTTATAGCTAATGCTGTAGCTGCTGCTTGCAATACTCTTAATATATACTAAGTATTGATTATAACTTTATGTAGCCGAAGGAAGCTTGTAAAGCATAAAAGTTAAAACATCAGTGTTTAACAGAGCTACAGCAGGGTGTTAGAAAAAGCTACCAAAACATCTCGAAACAGAGTATACTTATAACACATGACAATAGATGATCAAACAGACACCTTCCAGTACGAACTGGCAAAGCTTATATACCGCTTTAAACGAGAGTACGATCTTAACGACTACACTATAGCTGGGTGCCTGGACTTTGCTAAGCTGTCGGTGTTAACTGAAACAGATGATGTTATATTTGAGGGAAACTTTGACGAGCTAGTAGAGGACGAAGAAGACGACTTTGAGCCTCAGTTCTAGAAGAGTATTTAGACGACCCAAAAGGTTTTGGTAGAAAAATCTGAAGCCCTTACGCTATATACGCGCGCAAGTTTTTACCCCGTGCGTACCCGTAAGTTTTTTATAGGGAAGGGGAGCTTTTGTTATAAACTTACAAAGATTTTTATATTAGACATAATTGATATTATGCGAACTGCTTTGATTATCAACGATTTACGCAACTGATTTTAGGAGTAGGTCAAAAGCTCTTAACTATTTTCGCAAATCAACAGAGATTGTCAGCGTTTTGCGTCATTGATCAACTGCTGTTGTTAGTCGCCTTAATGCAATAAACTTGCAATTGGTCTTATGTTTGTTTTTCGCTTTCCAAGTTCTTTTTTCATTTATTTTTGAAACGATTGAAAGATTGAGATTGAGTCTCAGTATCAATAAGCAGTTACTTTATGCCTGATTAAATTGTGAATAACTTTTTTCTAGAATGATTTGACAAGTTACAATAAATCGTATTTGAGTGCACTTGAACTATCTAACAAATGGCACTTGTGCCGAAACCTAAAAAACAAAATGAAAGTATTAAAACAATTAGCTTTTCAGTATTTAACTGAAGAAACACCAGTAAAACGCTTTGGTATATTGTTACAAGTGGAAACGCTTCTCAATCAATACAACTTCAAATCACGAGCAAGATTTTTAAGAGATTTTAAGCTGTCTTATTTTGCTAGTGTAAATAGCTCCCAAAAAATAGAAAAGGGAAAGAAAGAAAATTACGATACTTTAATCTTATATCTATCTGCAGGAAAGAATGCAGGAAAAGACCTTTGCACATTTGCGTCCACTGGTTGCCGTCTGGCTTGTTTAGTGGAAAGTGGACACGCTTTACTAGAGAAAAGAGCGGGAAAAGCTAAAATTGCAATTGCCAGAATGATCAAATCTTGGGTGGCAATCTACAGGAAAGACATTTGTGATGCGTTGTTATGTCATGAGATTAAGCTTGCGAAAAAGAATGCAGAAAAGAATGGCAGAAAGTTTAGTGTTCGTCTCAACGGCACAAGTGATATTGAATTTTATGATGTTATTAATTCTTTTCCTGATATCCAATTTTATGATTATACTAAAGACCCGAATAGAATCGATTTGCCGAATTATCACTTAACTTTTTCGTACAGTAACCAGGCTAAGGCTAGATTTGATCATTACAAACAGGCAATACAGCGTGGTCAATCGATAGCTTTTCCAGTTGTTGCAAGTGATTATGAGAATGCATTGGCTTTGCCAGATTGTTATGATATGGACAAGACCGATTTAAGGTTTTTAGACAAGTCTGGAAAGTATGGAATCCTAAAGGCAAAGTTAACTGACAATTTATCGGATGGTGTTAAACAAGGTTTTATCCTTACTCTTTCCGAACTGAAAAAAGTAATAAACAAAATAGAAAGCTAAACACACATGAGAATAACACAAAAAGACCTCGATGGTGCGATTGATCGCATCAATAAATTAATCCCTCAAAAAACCTTTTCTTATTATAAGGCTCAGAATCATTATTATGTGGCAACTGCTATTGATGGTCGTAGACATATATCTGCAAAGACCAAACAAAGTTTATATGATCAGCTATGGACTTTTATAGAAGGTATAGAAATACTTAAAACTATCGAAACAAATTAATACTATGAGAATAACCACTGATAAACTTAAAGACAATCAAATCAATCTAGAATGGATGAAGCCAAGCAAACTAGACCAGTGCCTTGAAGTTGGTTTTGTAGCAGTTACTTGTGCAAGTTGGTTACTAATTCTTGGACTCATTCTTTTTTGTTAATCCTTAATTACCTACTATCTATTAAAAATGAATAAACAAATACACACTTCAGAATCCCTTAAAGCTCAGGATGGCGAGTTTGAAAATTTCCATTATACTTTAGAAGATGGCGAGCGATACCTTTTAACCGATGGCGAGGCAGACTGGCTGTTTAACTGGGTAAGGGGTAAGTATGTTATCGCTGATCACTTGATTGAAAACATCGAGGAAACCGATCAAGGCTATGTGTACACGATGGAACCGATAGGCTTAGGCGAGGCTTTAACCGATGACCAATGTTTTCCTAAAGCTGTCATGTTATCAGATGATTCTGCCTTGCAAGCGATTATGTTTTATTCTGCCTTTGAACCGATTGAATGCTAAACCTTACCTGACCATGAACCAAGAATTAATAGACCAAGTTTTAAAGCAAATCGATATTGATATTCTGCAATACGCTGACACAACCGCACTTGAACAGCTTTTAAAATCATGTCCGATAGAAGCACTTAAATCTTACCTGCCCGGGGACGAATGAGCGTTACCGAATACCTAACCGATCACACTGGACGCAAGATTGCCTTCTTTTACTACATAGATAGTGAGCGTTATTCGGCAGTTCCTAAGCTTGTCTGGAAATGCAGACAGCACCCTGAATATTCGGGGAGTTGTGCGAGCAAATCGGAGTTCATAGAATGTGCAAAGGCTGTGCTTAAGGAATTAAAAAAGAACCGATCTTTACCTGTTTGTGATGATGAGCTATTGATGAGCGAAGCGAGCAATGGCGTTAAGAGCGAGTCGAAGACTTGCGATAATTGCGGATTGACAAGCCAGAAGTTTGAAGCACAAGATACCTGCCCAGATTGTTTAACCGATGAATAAAACTACCAACCCATCCGATCTTTCCACGCTTGACGAACCGAGCTTGCAAACGCTTATCGATCATTACCTGTCCGTGAAGGAACGCTTACCTGATAACATAACTGTTAGGGATAGGCTCGTGGAGCTTCAACAAGAACTACTAAATAGAACCAATACTAATGAATAATACTACTACTATATACGAACAAGAGTTCCCTTTTGAGGAGCTACGCAAACCGAGCGGTGATTACTTTGATAGTTGGCAAGACGCTAAAGATCACGGATACGATGATGATCAGATATGGTCAGTTGTCCACGGAGATGAAGACACTTTTTGTTATGGACCACCGCATCACTTTGTTAATCATATCGGTCACATAGCTACCAATGAACGACATGATGGTAACACTTACTACGAGGAAACTTGGAATACCTAACCTGTGATAACATATCAAATGAGTACCTTAACCTTCTTCTGCATCTGCTTTTTTATACTTGTAGCAATCGCAGTGCTTTACCGAGATTAATAAACCTATGAAAGAACTACTATTAGATCCAATCGACATGACCGAGGAACTGATGTTCCACATGTTTAATAACGACATGAACCGAAGCTTAGATTCAAAGTGGCTTGACTTGTACCTGTCCCTTCAGCTTTATAGAGAACACCTTGAGAAGATTGAGAGAGATGAAGATTCCTGAGAAATACATACACCAGAGCGGATACCATAAGGGAAAAATAAAACAAAAGTTAATACAAACAGGCAAACCTAGAGGTTACTTTAAACTAGGTAATACCCATCCTTTTGTTAAGGGTTTGTTTTATGTTACATATACCACGAGATCGAAAGAAACATGGGGCACAAAAGAAACACTAGAAAAAAGAAAACAGGTAATTAAAAAATGGTACAATAACAATAAAGAGCGTCATCGTAGTGTAGGAAAACAATGGATGAAGCAAAATAAAGACCGATTTAAGGCATACCAAAAAAACTGGTTTAGAGATAACGCAGACAAAGTCTGTTCATACAGAAAGCGGTGGGTAAAGGATAACATACAGCGTGTAAGAATTTGGAACAAAACCTCAGAAAGTAAACGCAGAGCTATTAAAAGCGAATCCATAAAAGAACTTACAAAAACGCAAGAGATTATGATTAAACATTATTATACTCACGCATCGAGAGTATCGTCTAAACTAGGAATAGAGTTTCATGTTGACCACATCGTACCTTTAAGTCTTGGTGGTTTACATCATCCTTCTAACCTGCAAGTTGTACCTGCTGTTTGGAATATGAGAAAACATAACAACAACACTGACCGATGGCTACCTAACGGACTATGAGAGGAGTTAATTACGACAACTGGCTAAACAGCACTAACCCATACGATGATTTATACGATGAAGAAAAAGAAAGAGAATGGCTTCTTAAAGAGATTAAAGAGTTTGAAGGTGATGAAGAAGAGATCGAGCACTGGCTCAGGTGGAACGGGTACGAAGATCCGAGAGAAAAAGGATAGAGGTATCTTTTGGGAGGCGGAGGCAGACATACTTAGACAGGAGTTACTTGACCGCAATGTTCAGTGAGAATCATATAGTACAGGGGTGTGCTCGTCACGATCTAGACTACAGCTCCATCGATCACAAAGCTATCAACGATGGGTTTCAGCAGTTCTGGATGATGACAGAGATTTACGGGTTTGAACGGAATAAAGATGGTACATACAAGCGAACCGAAGACGGACGATTGATTGCTATCCGTTCTAACCGTCCACGCATGAAGCCGAAGGGTAACTTTGATTGGTTTGAGAATCTATGAGCAGAGCATTCTGCGAACAACGAGAGAGAATGAGATACGAACACAGTGAGTAAAGGACATGTAGCTAAGATGAGGGAGTGGGGACGGACGCAGTATCGTAACCGACAAGCTAAACTCAGACAGGAGGGTGAGAGTAGTCACACAGCATCGTGTAAGCGTATGTTACAGAGTATGTGTCCGAAGTTAGGGGACAGAGTGAAGCACATCATCGATCAATTCAGCAGTCCAGGATACACAACACCACTTTACCTGACCTTTGTCATGGACATGTGTCCGTATGAAATTGCTGTTATTGCTTTGCGTACCTTCCTTAATAACTTAGATAACAACTTAGCTATTGGTAAGATGGGTTATCGTATCGGTAAAGCATTTGAGAACGAAGCTCGGTGGAAGTATGCCTTGGAGAACCTGAGTCTGAATAAGCAGGACTTACTAGCTATACCTGACCGCAAGAAACAGAGTAAGATCAAGCAGTTTTATAAGTATGAAGATGTCCGTTTTGAATTGTGGCATCACAAAGCTAAGGTTGGACTGGGGCTGTGGTTGTTGGAGGAAATCAGACAGCAGACTGGTCTGTTTAAAGTGGGTATGCGTGAGAGTACAAGCAGTAAGATGCCGGAACGCTTTGTCTTACCTACCTCTGAGTTTAAAGATTGGATACATCGCTTTGATAAGTGGAAGGAAGCAGGACAAGTATTTAAGATGGCATTACCTGACCGTCCAGTTGATTGGCACGGGTTGATAGGTGGTGGTTACGATATTGAACAGCTACCTGCACAGAAATTCTTCACGGGTAAACCTGTTGAGTGGTTTGAAGGGAACAACTACGATCATGTGATGCGTGCTGTTAACCGATTACAACAGGTAGAGTGGCAAATCAATACGGATATGTTAGATATTACATTGAAGTGTTGGCAGAATGAACGGGTAGTAGGAAACATCCCACAATTTGGAGAGATCCCAGAGCAACCATACTATACAGGAGGTGATGAGCAGGAGCTAAGTATCTGGAAGTTAAAGCAGAAAGATATTAAACAGACCAACGCTAGTAACAGCTCCAAAAGATTCCAAGCTTGTCGTATCCTACACCTAGCTAAGATGTACAGCAAGTGGGATAAGATATACTTTCCGTATCGTTGTGATTACAGGGGCAGAGTGTACGCTATTCCGTACTACTTACACCCACAAGGTTCTGACCTAGCTAAGAGTTTGTTGGACTTTAAGAATGGTCAACAAGTGGTGGATGAAGAGGACCTTGAGGCTGTACTTGTACACGGTGCGAACATGTGGGGAGTGAAAGGTACACGAGAGGAGAGGCTAGAGTGGATAGGTAAACGACAGAACTTTATCCTTGAAGCAGCGAATGATCCACACGGTACTGATTGGTGGACGGAAGCTAGTGATCCGTTCTGTTTCTTACGCTTCTGTTTAGAGTTTAAGAAGTTCAGGGAAGAGGGATACGGATACGTGTCTCACTTACCTGTGCGTCAGGACTGTAGTAATAATGGTATGCAGATACTATCGTTGTTATTACGGGACAAGGACACGGGCAGGATGTGCAACCTGGTAGAAGAGGACCAAGCGAATGACATGTATCAGTATGTAGCAGATAGGATACACGATGAGCTAGTGAAAGATGGTGGTGTTATTGCTAAGACTTGGATGCAGTACGGTATCAAAAGAAAGATAGCTAAGATGGCAGTGATGAACCGTCCGTACGGTGCTACAAGTTATAACTTAGTACAAGATTTATTTAAGAGTATAGGTATTAACCATCCGTGGAGTAGCACAGGAGAGATGTTAACTGCTGTTATATGGATCAGTAATATAATAAACAAGATAGCAGATGAGGTGTGTGAACCTGTTAACAAGGTGATGAAGTATCTAAGAGAGACTATCCGATGCTTGCCTTACGAGAACGGTATTACTTGGACTACACCCACAGGATTCAAAGTTAAGCAGAGCTTTCGTAAGTACAAGAAGGTAGATTTAGAATCTGTATTTGATAACACTACTGTATATGTCCGTACCTTTACTGAGACAGATGATATAGATACCAAGCACCACG